TTCAAAGAGTGTTTTTATTTGGTCCCTGTATTCAGCAGCTTGTGTCTGGTCCATTTCGCGCCGTATCTCTACGTAGTTAGTCGTCCACAAATCCGTTTCTGTGCTAGTTGCTGCTGAAGTGTAGGCTGTTTCTTTTAGCTTGACCAGATAGTTATCACTAGCTACCCAGTTACCGCCATGACTAACAGGGGCAAATGACAATTGTGTAGCACTATCAACAGCATCTACTCGCCACTCATCAGACTGAGTTAGGTTATAAACAACGTCACCAGGACTAACGCCCGCCGTTATAAAATCAGCGGCTGAATCAATCAATAAGGCACCCGTTGCGCCTGTTTGGCTGCCTGTTACTTTGTTGTACCCTATTTTTATAACCCGCTTCAATTTCCAGATGTTACGCGAAAATGAAATACCACCCCGCGCCATGTCTGACCGACTAAAAACCCAATCAGCGGAAGCGGTTAAGGATCTTTTCTTGAAATATACAATCGGGTTTTGTAACGATGTGCCATCAAAAGGCGCATCAACTATATAAAAATCAATTGGACTGCCATCATCAGCGCCTATTAAAGCCAGTTGTTTTATACAATCACCGGCCAATGTACCTGTTTTGACGTTTGGCGACCACGCCCCAATATCAACAGAACTGGCATCTATATTAGTCTGGTCGCTGTTGGCAATGGTTACACGGTCGTCTAAAATATCTTTTACTGCTGTGTCTGTTGAGTCGCCGCCGCTTGTCGGGTCTAAGTCTGACATATCACCGACGAGGTACAAATCATTATTGAATTGTTTAATGGGGCCATGACAAATATAACGGATAAAACGCCCATCGGGGATTATCTCAAACACCTGACCACAAATAGGACGATCACGATAATGGTCATACAATGCTATCCTGTGACCTAAATGATTATTATAACGCCATGCTGCGTCCTGTTTATTTTTGGCCTTGATGACTAATTCTATTTTTTGAATACCACCAGGCAAAGCCCATCTGATACCAATATCTGAGGGGTTCAGAAATACCTCTGCTGGGTTTACTTTTGAGTATGTCGGGTCATTGTATCTTAGTGCCTTTAAACCCATTTTAAATTGTCCCCAACAAATGCCTAGATCTTGGTAAGATTGTCATCTTTGTAGCTGCGCTTTCTGTCAATACAGTAGTATCCATTACGCACACAAAACGAGTGCTAACATTGCCCGCCCGTACTTCGCCAAAATTCCCGATAAAATTATTACTGCTGTTGCCGGTCGAGCTGTCTATAATTGCATCTTGCATACCATCATACCAAACAGTGTTACCCGCTATTGCATAAATAGAATTATCGGACAACGGCACGAAAATAAACTGGTCTATATCAATGATCTCCGACCCTGTACCGGTTGCAATTATTGATACACCTAACTGTAAATTTCCCAAAGTAGGGACGTTATCAGGCGACCGGTCAACTAGATTCACTGTTCCTAAATCCACCAGTTCCCAAGTATCATCGACCGCTAGGGTGACATTTTGTTTTGCAAATTCAGATATACCCGCGAACGTAACCCAACCCGCTAACGTTGTACTGCTGACCGTATCGCTTTTAATCATCGCTAACAGTTGGTGGGGTTGTCTTGCAAACCTTTGAGCATCTATTCCAGTGGGTAGCCAAATGATAGACCCTGTTCCACCAGAGCCGCCAATGGTGCAACGTGCAACAGTTGCCGCGCTTCTTGCGCTCATACCAGTAGTGTAATTTTGAGTTACACTACTACCCACGCCACTGGATCCCGTTGTCACATCAGCACCATTGTTCTCTATCCAATGAGGGATTAAAGCGACCGGTTCATGTTGGTCAACAATTGCGCCGCTTGTGTAAATAGTCGTTGATTGGTCGCTATATGCGCCTAAATATGCCATTGTAGCCGAACCTGTGTAAGTGTATTCGGCTCTGATTAAAGCGGGTGCATCGCCAGGAACGCCCCAAACATCTATATAATTTAGATAGTTCTCAGTTGCTGCACTTGTCGATTGAATATCGTTGCGATTGTCAATATTTCGCGCACTCATCCAAGCATCTGGAATAGTCGTTGTACCGCTTTGGATATAGGCCAAATCGCAATACCATGTACCTGTTGACGTGGTATTAGTTGTCCGTATGGTCATGTTATCCGCACCACCTAACCCGCTACTTGATAGACTAACCCTATACCATGTCGAACCGGCCGTATCTATTGCTGTTTTGTCTGACACACCGCCGCTGTCTGTACTGTCAATCGACTTTGTTTGTACGTCTGTTGCTGCTGTGACGTTGCGTAATATCACGTCAATTGTCCCATCAATAACTAAAATCCAAATATAGGCAGCAACGGACGTATTACAAGCAACGGTATCAGGGGCAAAGATTTTATCAGCCGCCGCCGCTACTCCCTTCTGACTTTTCCCGCCCGCCAGCCAGTTTGTTGTATCAATCGTTGCTGTAAATCCACTAGCTGTTTTAGTCCAACCATCGGCCAACCCATCGCCATTTGTATCTTCAACACAATGAGGTGATGACATTAGATCGTTAGACAATGTTATCTGTGTTGTATTTATGCCATATGGCGCTAATAAAAGAGACAATACAACGTCTTTTGCCACAATGTTAGCAATGTTAGCAGGTTCGTAAAACGATGATGTGTCATCAACAGAGCCGCTTTTTATACAATGCAGTACCCCGTAAGTTGTACCGTCCTTCTGTTCACTCAGTTGTACTTTTGCTGTATAGCCTTCTGTGTTATGCAGTATTGCCTCATGACAAGCCCGCCGTAATTTAATAACGTTGTTATTTACAATGTCTCGAGTTGTGCCGTAAACATGCAGAACGATACTAGCAAAGCGATCTTGTTCTGTTGACCTAACTACCGATGATTCACCAACATCAGGGGAATGTAATAGTATGTCTGGTGGTGGGGTCGATATACTTACACCGCCCTCGGCAACTTTAAAATTAGTACCGTCCATTAAATCTGCTAATGTTATAGTACCCTGGACAATCTTTAATACGTTAGCCACCGGCCCCCCTTGCTATCTGTTCGTTGTAACTTTCAGCCAATCTCTTGCCAAAAGTCCTTGCGTTTCCCCCCACTGGTGGGGGTGTTATATATATATTTGTTTGTGATGCACCGCCGCCGCCGCCTCTTAGATTTCCATTGCTGGTTATGAAGCCGTTGTTATCTGGCGTGAATAGTTCCGGCCCAAATTCACCAACTGTATACTGTCGGCCCGCTGTTACTGAACCGCCGCCCGCTCTTTGGTCGCCACCCCTACCCGTTGCGCCTGGGGCAGCAGTGCCGCCTGTTGGTGATGGTCCATTGTCACCGGGCCCACCCGCGCCCGCTAAACGTTCGGCTAAGTTATCGGCTAAACCGATCAAGCGTCTAATATTCATTTCAGCAGCAGCGCTATCAATTACCACTCTGATATCTTCTCGGTTTTGCAATCTGTCTAACTCTGCGTTCATCTCCTCAACTTCTTCTTTTACCTTGTTGGCATCTGACCACATTTGACCCCAAGCTGTGGATACCTCTGGTGCAACCTCGGTTATACCAAGCATGGCATTTTTTACATCATCAACTTTCGCCTGAAATATAGCGGCGTTTTCTGCTGCTTGTAGTGCTGCGTCTTTAATTTCCCTCAATCGTTCCGCGCTTACCTCATAGCCATCTGTTGCTTGACCAGCATCACGAAAGGCGCTACCCATAAATGTAACACGTTCGGCGGTGGCTTGCGCTGCTTCGGCCTGTTCCTCTATCGCGTCTGTTGATTCTTCTATTGCGTCTGTTGCATCTTCACTTGCCATCACCAAATCAGCATAGGCGGCTGTCATTGCGTTAGCCGCTTCGGTATCTCTTGACCTTGCCGCAACCATAGCAATCAACTGCTCTTCGCTTATCTCTAATTCGCTGTTCATCAGTTCTAGGGCGATGGCTACTCTGTCTATACCCCTTTGCGCTGCTGCTACATCAGATGCTTTTTCTTTTGCTGTTCGCCATAAGTCCCAACGCCCGCGCCCATCACCTAGAATATCATTTACCTGAGCAAATGACAGGCCCAACGTTCTTAATTCTTTTGATGTTTTTGATAGTTTGGCGGTTTGTGACATCAAGGTAACTTGCTTGAGAAAGCCGCTACCCATTTCCTCGAATGCGGGTGCTAGGTCTTCCGTTGCCGCTTTGACGGCTGGTAATGCCTGTTGCGTTAGTTGGGTAAGAACCGGCAACAACGCCTCGCCCAAAGCAACTTGTAAATCTAACGCGGCAGCTTGTAATGCCCTGCTACTGTTCTCGTAGCTTCCGCTTGTCCGTTCAGCATCACCCATTTCATCGGCAGCTTGACGCATTACTTCAGCTTGTAACACAGTAGCACGAGTGACACGGTCCATCTTCTCGCCAACCTGAATCAACCCCATCTCAAGGGCTGCCGCTTCAAGGGCTGTCACCTTAACGTCTATACCATATTTAAGCATAGTTTCGGCTGAACCGGCCATTGCCGATTGCAAATCTTCAAATACTTGACCAGTGGATTGATTAAAGAATGAACCTAGATCGGTGGCGACTTGGGCGAATGTTGACGAGAATGTACTCGCTTCTTCATTAGCAAAACCCATACTTTTTGTCATGGCTATAATGGTTGAGGCACCGGCTTGCAATTCAACAGAAGAACGGCCAGTCGCTTCAGCCATAGCGTCAATAGTCTCTCGGAAACCTTCAGCCGCTGGCCCTAATGAATTATCAATTAGTCCGGCCGTCTCTTGTGCGCTTGACGCAACGTCAATAGATGCTTTGGCAAAGTCGATCATTGCAGTACCGGCAGCTTGTAAACCACCGGCAACAAGATTACCTAACGCAACGTCTAGAACGCTGGACGATTTACCAGCCTTTTCAAGTTCGTCACCCGCTCGGCTGGCATCATCAGCAACGTTAGACAATCCGCGCTCGACTTTATCAAAGCCCTTAGCTATTGCCTCAACTATTAAATCAACCTCAACTCGTGCCATCTAGTTAAACTCTCTTACTAATGCTACTTGTGTCATTGACATATCATTGGTTTTGCCAGTTTTAAATAACCGTTTACCGTTTATCAGAATGTCAATAGCGTTAATCTGTGCAACTAAAAAAAGCGGCATCTGTAACCAGTTAAATGATTGTCCATAATGCCGCCAATTTAGCCAAGTATAAAACGCCGCATGACCTAAACCGGTATCAATTGACTGTTCTCCAATTTGCCAAGCGCTTGCCCGTTCGCTTGCGCCGTCTGTCCATTTGGCGACGGCGCTGAGTAGTTTTTTGGCACTTTATAGCACTCCATGTACCTACCTATAACAGTCTGGTTAACCCATAAAATTAGGCTTAATTCAAGCCGTTCAAAGTCCCACTTCTCAGGAGGACCGCTTAGGGCTGGTATATTCCAATCATCCAACAAGGAGACGGCACAAGCGAACGTTTTAAGCGTTCGCCCTTGCCCCTCTGCCTGGTCGTTCGCTTGGTCGTACCGTGTAGCATGTAAACCCAAAAACGTATCAGGAACATCTAGCCAGATGTTATCATCGGCAGGATAAGCGATACGCATTTAAGCAACAGTTCCCCATGCCGGAGCAGTTGAGCCGCTTGGCATAAATGAAACGGCATACACAAACGTATTACCGTTCAATTGAATAGCGTTAGCTAGGCAAACATACTCGCCTTCCCACTCGGGGTCGCTGCTCGTTGGCGCTGCTCCAGCCTGCCCCCACTGTAATGTGACTGTGACCGTTGACGCTTGTCCAGCAATCGCATTCAAAACCACGCTCGAGCCAGTCGTGGCCGTGTCATTCATATGGAATTGCGCCGTGATAGGTGCTTCCCCATGACCTGCTAAATAGTTACGGACAGTTTCACTAACGCCCGTCATGTCGGCCTGGTCAAATGTAATACCGCCGCCTTGTAAACTTCCAGGTACTAAATCACCCGACAAATCACGAGCGGTGCCGCCTGAATCGTCAACTTGGATACGAAAACTGCGTTCAATATGATTTTTTCCTGCCATGATATCTCCTCTTAATTTCTAGCAAATGCACAAACAACGGTAACAGTACCGGCCGTTCGTGTCATAACAAATCTTGTATATTGGTTAACTGTGCCGGTGCCGGTTAATTGTTCGCTTTCAACGCTTCCGGCTGTGCTTGTAAACGTGCCTAATGTGGCCCACGCGCTGTCATCTGTACTATGTTCTATAGTTAGTGCAAAGTTGCCGCTGGCCGTTGTTAGAACGTGTAAATTAGCATGCCAGCCGCTTGCCGTACTGCCCTCGTTGTCATGGCTGGCACCGTTTTGAGTGGCGCTAATTGACGCAGCACCTTGCAAGATAACGCCCAATGGGTTGGCATCACTAACGTCATATTGACCAGAATCATAGACAAAATCAGTTGTCAGTATCGCTTTTTCTGAATCAAAGCTGGCAACGTCTGATAGTTGATGTGTAGGCATTAAATAAGCCGGATCTGGTACGACAGGTAAACCACCACCACCAAAACCAACAGTTAAAATGCTTGTGTTTGGCGTGTCTTTTAGTTGGTCCCAACTGCGCCCGCTGGTGTCATTCATCATCACTACCACACCGTTAACGCCGGTTTGTCGTCTTGAGTTTGACAGGTAATTTCTTACAGTGTCATCAAGGCCGGTACAGTCAACGCCTGTAAACGTGTTGTCAAAACCGCCAAATGTGCGAGTATCACCGCTTAAATCATAGCCACCGACATAAATGCGGCTGTGTCGTAGCAATTTATCTTTACCGCTTGCTGTTGCTGCCATCTGTTAGCACTCCTATTTTTAGCCACTCATCAATCACAGCCTTGTCAAAATCGGTTGACTTAACTGTGTCCCTGGCCTTAAACCTTGCGCCGGTTGCATCGTTTCGCAAACCAACTAGGGCAATGTATGTTTTTACTTTTTTCTTGGCCATAATTAAAATTCTCTAAATTCAAATATAAGCGGCATTGCTAAAAATATGGGCAATGATTCCTGATTGTGTTCAGGTTCGTTATACGGATCGAACACTTGCAACAACGGCCCGCCACTTCTGATAATATCGGCTGTAGTCGCTGCTGTGCCGCCCGCACTACGATTACCACCAACGGTATTAAACTCGTCTATGATGGCTTGTCTCAAGTCTCTGAGGCTGTCCAGGCTGGTCGTCCACTCAGTAAAGGCTACGATGATAGTTACGGGTATTTCCCATACCTCTTCACTACTTGTCGCATCTTGACGGCTTGTAAAAGCATCACTATTCTCAATTCGCACATATGGCGCATTGGCAATAGTCTGGTCTAAGATGTTCCAATCATTGATAACAATGTCGGCAGTTGCAAACTCAGACATGGCTTGTAGTGTGTCTTGGATACCCTCTTGTATAGCCTTTTCACTCATCGTGTTACTTCCTGCACATAACGAGTAGCCATTTTGTTTAACATCGTTTTGCCTATCGGTTCAAATCGTCGGGCCGCACGTTTCATAAATGGGTTTGGCTTTGTGCCTGGGTGGTCTACCCATCTAAAGAAAACAACCCGACCAAATTTAGGCCAAAAGAATTTTAATGGATACGACAAACTGTCTTTGGGTTTTGGTATATCGTGTCGCTTTGTTCCCTCTTGTATAAATTTACCTAGCGGTTGTGGTGTATGAACCGACAAAACCAGCCTATCGCCCCGTTTGAACGTCTTGAAACCAATACCACGTGCAAATTTACCGCTCTTTTTTGGTGCCTCATCTCTTGCGATGGCTACCAATTTACGACCGCCAAGCCGCAATTCTTGACGACGAACCTTTAGAAGTTCATCTTCAGCGCGTGCGAAACGGCCCCTGACATCTCTCCAGGTGGGTGCAATGGTAAATTTTAGACCCATGTCTAGTTATCCCAATCTATGAATGAATTACCAAAACCAGAACGCTGGAATATTGGTGCGGTTGATGTGCCGCCTTCGTCATCTTCGCGAAAACTAATGCCCGCTATCGGGTCATAAGTTCGGGTTGCACCCTCGCGCTCAATACCGATGGCAATGGAATCAATAAAATCTTTAACATCGTCAAATATAATATTAAACCTGTTACCAATACCTTTCTTTGCAGTTGGCCCAAAACGGCCGGAACCGTTCACGCCTTCCACCATTGCCGCTACTTCTTGATTGACGAAAATATCTAGCATCAATTTAGGTTGTGCTTGGCTGATAGGTGTTTCAAATCCCACATTAGCCAAAATCATATTAGTAATTGCTGAAATTTCATCAATCCATGATTCAACAGTGGACAAGGCTGGACGAGTTGTGGCGGCAAAGTCTGAACCGCTATAACGCGGTGTCAGTGCTGCCACCCCTGCTACTGTTCCGTAACTATTTGCACCGATTGCCATTAAGCCACCAACAACCAGACATCAATAGAATCAGCATCATTAGCGCCTGCTATGGTCACTTTTACTTGGTCGTGTATGGGGATATATTCCCAAACTGTGGTTTGTGCCGTGCCGCTTGTGTTGTGGGCGTTCACTCGAGGATAGAACGTGCCATCAGTAGCGGCATCGGTTAACACTAGAATGTTATAGGCTGGTGCCGCTCCAGCACTTCCAGCCGTTGCTATGGTAGCATCTGTGGTCCCCGCTGGTGGGCTGCCGTTATATTTGACATATACGCCAACAATAACGCCATCTATAATGGTTGTGCTCGTTGAGTTTGCTGTTGATACGCCAGCGCCACCGGTCGATTCACCACTATTAAACGGTCCATAGACCGTAATTGATTCATTGTAACTCATACTTTCGCCGCCTTTCTGACATCGTTAAGCGTGATCTTGCTGCCGGTTCCGGTGCCAACTAAACCCGACAAATCAATATCGTGTTCATCAGCATAAGCTACCGCTGACTTTGTCGCGTTGATAGGTTCAATGCCTGCAATAACAGTTTGCTTTGCTCTCGTGTCAAGCATCGGGTGGCGTAACGCTTCCGCTTCATGTCCAGCGGGAACGTTACGCCACTCGTTTTTAGTGAGTTCTAGGCCACTAAAGGCTTTGACAGTAGACCAAACACAGGTTTGTTTTACTATCGCTTGCATTATGAAACCGTTGCACTAAATGGCGTAGCTTCAGTACCGCTTGAAGTAGTAACACCAGTTACGGCCCACACATTGGTAATAATGTCGGTTAATTCAACCCAATCACCAATGGCTACTCCGCCGGTGGTTGTACCGTTTAGCGTGATAGTGTCAGCCGTCGCGCCGGTCGTCCAGGGTTGCCCCAAGTCAGGGGTATCGCCTGTTGAGGACGTAATAATATTTCCGTACATCACATCAGAAGCGTTTGCCACCTTGATTAGATAATTAGAAGTATTGATCACCCCCACGAAGAATTTAAAAGTGGCGCCTGTACCGGCCGATGCTGGCAACGTGTAAGTTGCAGCAGCATCACCGCCGGTTTCAGACATCACAATAAAACGTTTGTCATGCAAAGCAACAGTAATAGATAACGCTGTACCCGCTTCAGTTACGATTCGAGTGCTGGTATCAGCCGCGCTATTAAGTTCGGCCGCTGTTGCTGTTAAGCCATCGTTGACATTTAATTCGGCCGCTGAAGATGTGACAACTGTACCGGCAAGGGCAAGCCCGACCGATGAACCGTCATGATCTTCAACATTTAAACGTGATAAAGTAGTAGTATCACCCATTTTAGCTATCTCCTATTATCACGTATTGCCCATGTAGGCGAGTGACCAATCAGCATAATCAACGACATAACGCCCATGATACTTGAAATACCATGTACCACCGTTATCGGTGTCTTTATCGAACACGATGTCCATCAATTGAGGACGTTTACGAATAGCAACAAACATTGGCTTGGCTGCTTCGCTAACGGCCGCCAAAATCCAAGCGGTTGTGTCCATTTGGGGAGCGCGAATAACACGAATACCCATCGACGCAAAAACATTTGATTCATTATTGGCCGTATCGTATGTGGCGCTATTTCCTGCAATGTTACTAGCAATACTGAAATTAGTAGGATGCACGATTAGCAAATTGTAATTGTGCTCATAGTAATTGCCTTGGTCATCCCGATACTGGGATGCTTTAACCCAACCAGTTTCAAAGTTGGCATGACTTAAAGTCAGCGCATCAACATTGTCCTGGGCTGTGGTGTACTGTGCGCCGGTATAAACATGGCTTGCATAGAACATGGCTTGCCCGTCAACGCTTGTA